TCCCCCCTTCGTTTCCAGCCAGCCTCCGCTCGGCGGGCGACCCACCCCCCTTTTTCTGCTAGGAGTCCCTTGCTTTTGTTCCACCCCCCATATATATTTTCAGCAACTTAGCAGGACAACTTAGACCAGCTATGCAAGACAACACATTAGCCTACCTGTTGGAGAATGAGGACGGCCTCATACCTCCGCTTGAGCAAGTGCCGTTAGGCGACGGACCGAAACTTTCGGACCGTGAGGACATTTTTGCCTCTGCTCAAACCGCAAAACTCCTGCAAGACCTCGGAGACGAGATAGAAGTCACCGAAGACGACGCGGCACGTGCGCAGGAACTGTTTGAATCCGCTAGAACCCCAACTAAGCATGAGCGCAAATTGCCCGGAGTGATGCTTCATCTTGAGGCAATGCTGAGCACGTATGACCACATGGTTATTGAGGATGCTCAGCAGGTGCGGACTTACGTCACAAACCGCCTTTTGGAGGAGTCAAACGACGACGACCCCAAGATTCGCATGCGTGCCCTAGAACTGCTGGGCAAAATCAGCGATGTTGGTCTGTTTACAGAGCGGAAAGAAGTCACTATTAAGAACCAGAGCACCGAGGAGCTGACGGATCTGCTCCGCAGCAAGCTGAACCGGTTAATTGACGGTGAAGCTGAAGTGGTCGAAGACGCAGAATTTGTGGAATCCCCGGCGCTGGCGCTAGCAAGAAGCGTTACGGCGGACGATATTCTGAGCCAGATGTGAACGCACCGGCAGAATTGACCCAGCAGGAGCTTAAAGTACTCCTTGCAAACCTCGACAAGATGCCAAAAGCGGAGCAAGAACAGCTCCTAGCGGTGGTCGAGGAGCTAGAAGCCCGCAAAACTGCTCAAAAATCGCGCACCGACCTGCTGGCGTTCGCTCAGGCCATGATGCCGGAGTACAAAGTAGGGCCTCACCACAAAAAATTGGCTAATTTGCTTGAAAATATGGCGCACGGGCGCAAATCCCGCGTCACGGTGTCAATCGCACCGCGTATGGGTAAGTCCCAGCTCACGTCAATCTTCTTCCCGGCGTGGTTCATCGGCAACTGGCCGAACAAAAAGATAATGATGGTCTCGCACACCGCTGATCTGGCGGTGGACTTCGGTCGTAAGGTGCGAAACCTCGTCAACTCCGAGGAATACAAGGCCATTTTCCCTGATGTGAACCTCAGCGCGGACTCAAAGTCGGCTGGGCGGTGGTCAACTAACAAGGGTGGGGAGTACTTCGCGGTAGGTATCGGCGGTGCGATCGCAGGTCGCGGTGCGCACCTGCTGGTGATCGACGACCCCCACAACGAGCAGGATGTCCTGAACGGGAACTTCGAGATTTTCGAGAAGGCGTACGAGTGGTATGCCTACGGTGCCCGCACCCGACTGATGCCCGGTGGTGCTGTTGCGGTAGTCGCAACACGTTGGGCGGAGCAGGACCTGATTGGCAAGTTGCAGACAGATATGATCCGTAACCCCGGCTCCGACCAGTGGGATGTGGTGGAGTTTCCGGCGTTGTTTGAGCGCGCAGACGCCCCGGCGTCGGCTCCAGAAGAAGAAAAATACACAGCCCTGTGGCCGGAACAATGGCCCGTAGAATCCCTATTAAAAACCAAAGCCTCAATGCCGGGGTTCCAGTGGGCAGCACAATATTTACAACAACCCACCAGCCGTGACGCGGCAATAATCAAGCGCGAGTGGTGGCAGGAGTGGGAGAAGGACAACCCCCCGCAGTGCGAGTACATCATCATGTCACTCGACGCCGCTGCCGAGAAAAACAACCGTGCTGACTTCACCGCGCTCACGACGTGGGGTGTCTTTTACATGGACAGCCCGGAGACGGGTCGGTCGGAGGCGCAGATCATCCTGCTCAACTCAATCAAGGAGCGGCTTGAGTTCCCTGAGTTAAAGCGCCTCGCGTACGACGAGTACACAGACTGGCAGCCAGATTGGTTCGTGGTGGAGAAGAAAAGTGCAGGTACGGCGCTGTATCAAGAGATGCGCAGAGCAGGAATCCCAGTACAAGAAATAACGCCAACGCGTGCCAGCGGAGATAAAGTAGCGCGCCTAAACGCAGTTTCTGATATTTTTGCGTCTGGCATGGTGTGGTACCCAGCAGGAAGACGTTGGGCCGAGGAGGTCGTAGACGAGGTGTGCGGGTTCCCAGCGATGCCACATGACGACTTGGTGGACTCGACGATTTACGCGCTGATGCGCTTTCGTGATGGTGGCTTCATCCGCCTGCCCACTGACTCGTGGGAGGATGAACATGATTATCAGCCGGTACGCGCAGCGTATTACTAGGACATATTATGGCAGTTGATAAAGCGATGTACGGAGCCCCGATGGGTCTCGATGACGAGATGGCAGACGTTGAGCCGCTTGAGCTTGAGATCGCCATCGAGGACCCAGAAAGCGTCGAGTTCGGAGTGGACGGAGAAACACTGTTCCGCATCGAGCCTGCCGATGAAGGCGACGAGATCGCACACGGTGCGAACCTCGCTGAACATATCGACGAGCATCAGTTAAACGTCATCGCTGACGATCTGCTTGAGGCGTACGCGACCGACATCGAGTCGCGTGCGGAGTGGGAAGAGACTTATTACGACGGGCTTGAGCTGCTGGGCCTCAAGATTGAGGACCGGTCGGAACCTTGGGAAGGTGCCTTCGGCGTTTACCACCCCCTCCTCGCGGAAGCTGTAGTGAAGTTCCAGTCGGAAACGATTGTCGAAACTTTTCCAGCACAAGGCCCAGTAAAGACAAAAATACTGGGTGCGCGCAACCACGAGAAAGAGGAGTCTGCCGCACGCGTTCGTGAAGACATGAACTATGCGCTGACAGACGGAATGCCTGACTACCGTTCAGAGCATGAACGCTTGCTGTGGAACCTGCCAATAGCAGGCTCAGCTTTTAAGAAGGTCTTTTATGACGCGTCACTCGAACGCCCAGTAGCTCAATTTATTGGTGCTGAAGATTTCGTCGTTTCCTACGGCGCGACCAGTTTGGATACTGCTCAGCGTTATACGCACCGCATGAAGCGTACTAAGAATGAGCTGCGCAAGATGCAGGTCAGCGGGTTTTACGCAGACTTTGAGCTGGGCGACCCGACGGCGGACGAGGACGACATCCAGCGTCGCAAGAACGAGATCAGCGGCTATGACGCGGCGCGTGACGACCGCTTCACCGTGCTTGAGATCCACTGCGAGTTAGACATTCCGGGGTTTGAAGACCTTGATAAGGACGGAGACCCGACAGGCATTGAGCTGCCATACGTTGTGTCTATCTTGAAGGACAGCGGCAAAATTCTGTCTATCTACCGTAACTGGGACGAGACTGACTCTAAGAAGCGTAAGCTGATTCACTTCTCTGACTACAAGTACATCCCCGGCTTTGGGTTCTATGGCTTTGGTCTGATCCACCTGATTGGTGGTTTTGCGAAAGGCGCTACGTCAATCATGCGGCAGCTGGTGGACGCAGGTACGCTGGCTAATCTCCCCGGTGGCTTCCGTACTCGCGGCTTGCGCATCCGTGGCGGTGACACCCCGATCGCTCCGGGTGAGTTCCGTGATGTGGACGTCCCATCCGGCACAATCCGCGACAACATCATGCCGCTGCCGTACAAGGAGCCGTCAACTGTATTGGCAGGGCTCCTCGACAAGATCGTCAACGAAGCTCGTCGCTTTGCGTCAATGGCAGACATACAGGTGGCAGACATGTCTGCGAACACGCCTGTGGGGTCTACGCTGGCTATTCTTGAGCGTCAGCTGAAGGTGATGACAGCCGTTCAAGCGCGTGTACACGCCGCGATGAAGGGCGAGTTCAAGATTCTGAAGAAGATCATGCAGGAGATGGCTCCGGCTGATTACGAGTATGACGCGGTCGGTGATGAGTCTATGTACGCCGCTCGTCAGCGTGACTATTCAATCGTTGAGATCATCCCTGTAAGTGATCCTAACGCCTCAACAATGTCGCAGCGTGTTGCACAGTACCAAGCTGCGTTGCAGCTGGCTCAGGGCGCTCCGCAGCTGTACGACCTACCGTTGCTACATCGTCAGATGATCGAGACGTTGGGTATTAAGAACGCTGCTGAACTCGTGCCTGATAAGGAAGACATCAAGCCGTGCGATCCGATGACTGAGAACATGAACGTGCTGATGGGCAAGCCGGTCAAGGCGTTCTCGTACCAAGATCACGAGGCGCACATCGCCGCGCACATGGCGTTTGCGCAAGATCCGAAACTCCAGCAGATGCTCAAGGACGACCCGACTGCGCAGACAAAAATGGCGCAGGGTATGGCTCACATCAACGAGCACCTCGCCTACGCATACCGTGCCAAGGTCGAGCTGGAGTTGGGTGTACCGCTGCCAGCGCACGACGAAGAACGTGGGATGGACCAAGAGCAGGAGCTCGCCATCTCTCGCCTCGTTGCGCCAGCCGCACAGAAACTGCTGGGCAAGAACCAACAGGAGATTGCCGCACAGCAAGCACAAGCTGCTCAGAACGACCCAGTCGTGCAGATGCAGCAGAAGGAACTTCAGCTCCAAGAAGGCGAGCTGCAACGCAAGATGAAAAAGGACGATATGGACCACCAGATCAAGCTGGCTCAGGTTCAGATCGAAGCCGCACGTGTCAGCTCGCAAGAGAAGCAAGCTGGCGCAGCAATCGGAGCGAAGATCGCTTCCGACAAGCAGAAGGTCGACGCCGACCTCAAGAAAACAGGCGCAAAAATCGGGGCCGATATGGCTCGTGGACGCTAAGGAGCTTAAATGATCCGCACATTCGGAGAGCACCTCCGCAAAGAAATTCGTAAGGATATGGACGACATGGTCGATGGCTTAGCCACCGGCAGCGCCCGTAACTACGAAGAATACGCCCACATGACGGGCGTCATTAAAGGCTTGGCGCAAGCTGAGCGGT